CTATTTTAAATGTTTTCAGACCAGATTGGAATATACCTTCCGTCATCTGTCTTTGTATATGTAAGTATACCTTTTCCCATTCGTCGTGTCAACTCTTGGTTCGTAGGCGTCATATTATTTGTTATTAGTCCATCTTTTCTTGGTTGCCCCATATGTATAGATGCCAGTATATCACGAATCACCTTCACTGCGCTTTCTGAATAGTATGATCTTATTTGCCATCCAGTTCTTCCATTAATGGTAGATCCTACTGGTGGCGGAATAACTCCTTTTTTAATTAATGTTGGCATATATTTTCTATGACGATTAATTAATCTAGCAGTCTCAGCAACCGTATACGCTTTTTCTCTATTTTTTCTAAAATCAGTTCTTAAGCAAGTCTCAACCCTATCTTTATTAATGTTATATACAGACACTAAACCAGTAGATCTTGAACTATGGTAAAGCCTTACAAGGTCTCCATTAAGAAACCAAATTTTTTTACTTCCTTTTACTATAGACTCGTTATTGTAAGTTTGGCTCTCGATAATTCCTTTGCCAGTAACCATCTGCCCTCTCCGCTTTCAGTTGGTGGATGATAAAACCTTCTTGATCCACACCGAATACAATACGTTTCCATATGCTGTACGCTTGTATATTGTCTGTCAATAAACAAACGACCAGAACACTTACTACAAAAAATCATACAAAAGTTACTTTTAGTTTGGAAGTCCGACAGCAATTAAGTTTACAGCCAAAGACAAGTTGCCAGAAGCATTAAACCTAACAAAGCCATCAACCTTAGAGGTTGTTATGTCTCGTAAAACAACTGTAACGTTTTGTCCTGCTGCTTCGCCAGTAATATTTTTTGCTGTTGCCGTAACTATTGGAGGAAATTTAAATTCACTTTGAAACGAATAAGTAAAAGCCTTTTCATTGCCTGCGCTAACTGTGCTATTTGAAAAAATTGGAATATAGGCTCCTATTATTTTTGCATTTGATGTTTTTATTGTTTCTTTACTTGACGATCCGTTATCAATAGTTGTAAAGTTATAAGTTGCAGAAGAGACCTGTGTAGACAAATCGTTTACTGCTTTTGCTAACTCATAGATATAAGTAACATCTAGTGGTTGCCCACGCTCTGGTAATGGTATTTTTGACATTTATCCTCCTGTTTAATTATACCAAAGAAACTATACTTGATTCAAATATAGTTAATTCAGCATTTCTTGTCTTGTTAATTCCTTCAACCTGGACTGCAACCCTAACATTTATTGTAGCAGAATCTTTTTTAACAAATCCATATGTGTGTATTGGCGATGTTCCGTGATACTCATAGGTTCCGTTGTCAAATTTTACAAAAATATCATATTTGGGTCTAGTATTCTCATCACCCCAGACTGCAATTAAACTATTTCCGTTTCTCGAAAGATTTCCGCTTACAGGCTCAATGGTATTTGCAACTGCTGTAAATATTGAAGAATAATGAGAAGTTCTGTTTTTATCATCAGACACAATCCTGTATCTTAAAACATACTCATTGTCGTCATTTACTGGTGGCAATTGACTCCTTGGAATAACTAATTTTTTAATCCCTGCATCAGCCATTACGACACACCAACAGAAAATCTAAATTCAACATAGTTGCTAGTATTGGGAGACTTTATAACGGTTTCTTGATTTTCATTTTTTACAATAGAATACCCCGTTAGTCCATAAAGTGGATTAACTGTTTGAGTATTTTCTAATCTTAAAGCATCTAATGCAATATAATAGTTATTAGAAGGAACATTAAACTCTCCACTTTCATCTGTAATAACACAAGCATAAATTTTTATTACAGTTGCTATTTCCCAACTAAAATTTTCTGTTTTGTATAAATCTTGTAATTTTTTTGATATTACAAAATATCTATTTTCTTCAAAGTCTGCAAGTGTATTGTACTCTCCTTCTGAATCTGCCAAATTTCCAGAACTTCCCTGGTTTAGTTCTGCTTCAAACCTTGCATACTGTGCTCCGTCAGGAGAAGAAAACTCAACAAGAATTCTAACTGTTTCAGGTATTGAGGCTGAATTTCCATCTCTGTTTACTAAAGAAAACGCTAATTTTAATTCATCGTTTGGAGAGTTTCTTGATAGATCAATGTTGGCTCCTGTTAATCTTATATGATTTGATTCTGATTCAATTACAAAGTGATCAAGGGTTTCATCGCTTTCAGAACTAAGAGTTAAGTTTGCTTGATCGCCCCTAATTAAAATTACGTTATTTAAAAACCTACACCTTTCATACCTATTTGCACGAGATGGATTAAAGAAAATAGTGTTATCGGCATTTGTTTTAAATACTACACCGTTATTATCAAGAATTATATTGCCAGCGCCACCATCAAGCGCTTCAGGCTTTGATAGAATTTCTGTCGTTGCAGCGCTAGTAGCATACTGCCAACCTTCTGTTGTTGTAAATGCAAAAATTGTTTTACTATCGTAAACTCCAGCAGAAGGATTTGATCCAGCAGAGTATAAACCTATTTCTGATATTTCATATCTTTCTTCTGTTGGTAATTCTGCAGTAAATACAATTTTGTCAACACCGTTTTCGTTTACAAATCCTCTAGAAGAGATTGGCACTCTAAACATTTCAAATTCTAAATTCTTTTTTAAAGAAAAATCTGCAGAAGTATCGTTAGTATCTAGTGGTGTTGGTCCACATCCAATTGCAATATATGACGCATATGCTGGAGCCTGGCCAAGCAAATATTTGCCAATAATATTTTTCCCAATACTGGTTATCATGATTCATTCCCATCAAATTGCACAATATATATTGTACCACTTGTGCTTAGTTCAACCTCAATTTGCTCATCATTGTTTAAACCTATTGCCTCTATAATTAGATCGCCTTGCCCATCAACGTAAACATTTGCATCATTTAATCCATTGCCCTTATTTGGAGTTTTTTCATTAAAATTAATAGAAAATCCAGAAAAGTATTGATCTGATGTTTTTTGTAAACCAAGAATGTTATTAGGATTGTACTGTTGCTGTAAGGACTTGATGTTTTTTATTGGTTCATAAGATATGTCTTGTCCATTAATTGTGTCATTTCTTGATATGCTTACTAATTCTTGAGCAGAAAGGTCTTCAAAATATAACGTCGCCATTTCGTTTATTAATTGATCATTATCTTCAAACAATATAATATCTGGTGTTGCTGCTTTTATATGATTAACATTTGATGTTGACAGTATTTGATTTAAGGTTGCGGGAGTTTGTGGTGTTGCAGATAAACTAATTGACATTTTTATACCTCACTTAAATAAATAGTCATATCTGGACCATCTATATTTCTTGAATACTCTATATTATATACTACAAACCTATCATTTTCTGTAGCAACTAAATCTAAATCATTAGAATCTTTATAATTAATTGTTACAATATCTCCTAGTTGTATTGTTGGTGTAGCAAATATTTTTACACCTATTGATTTTTTAGGAGTCATAATTTTATTAATAATCCATCCCATTAGGGCTTCTGCATCATCTTCTGTTTGAATATAGTCAGTGCTTATAGAAAATTCATTTTTGCCGTAAATTAACCTACTTAATTTAATTTCATCATATTTGTTTTTTTGAACTAATGGAGAATAAGTTAAGGTATTTCCTTTAAATGGTGGGTCTGAAAGATTTCCTTTTTTCTTAAAATATTCATCTACTGTTAGTTCGTGAGTTGTGTTTTGTGTAAAAGCAATACCCTGAATTCTTAACCAATTTCCCGCTGTTTCATCTAACACTAAAAAATTATCTGTTGAATTAAATATTAAAAATTCAGCACCATACGAGTCTGAGTAAAAACCAGAAACTGTGTATGCAAGGTTTTTATTGATTGGTGGAGCCAACTTAGAGTATAGGGCTGGATATGCTTTATCATACCTAATATTAAAATAGGCGCACTCACGCATTATAGATCCAAACTCTTCAAAATATATGTTATATTTGGGTGGCTGTTGTGCACTTATTCCAGAGAGGTGAGTTGATTGAACAACTCCACTCATTGCATACTTTCTAAATGATTCATTAGTGCCAACCTCTTTATTTTTAAATGCAGAGGATAATGTTTCTGTTACGGAAGAGTCAAAACCTTCAGCATAGTTTCCAGATAAAGCATAAACATGTTCAAACATGCATCTTGAAGATCCACGAGAAAATAATGCCATATTATTGTATATTGGAAGTGGGTCGGTATCGTCAACAACTTGAATTAACTGATTATTAATATATAGAAAAAACCTTCTTGTATTACCAATATCTTGATATTCTACCGTTAGATCATATACCGTTGTGTCTTCTTCTGCTGATACTCTTTGATACCCTGCAAAAGTTCCACTGTCAACATTTATTTGAGTAAGTCCGCCATACAACTTAATTGGAATTGCCTTGTCTGATGCGGTTTCTTTTTTAATTTTATAGAATACAACATTGTTAATAGAGATGTTTGACTGACCGCTTTGATTTAAATTTAAATACGATTCAACATTATTTGCTGTTAATGCAATAATTTCAAAATAATAGCCATTGTTTGTTTCGGGATTAACCAAAATACCAATGCCTCCAGACCCTCCACCAATGTTTGGATCTTGAGTTGGCACTGTGCTGCCAGTCTGATAGTATGTCATAGTGCCAAATGGCGTTTGACCCCTTATCTCATTATTTTCTATTTTTCCAACAACTCTAATCCTAGTTCCAAATGTTTTAAAGGCACTGTCTAATTTTTTATAAACATAAGAAACAAAATTAATAGGGTTTTCTGTGGGTTTAAATGATGGTCCATTAATAATTAAAGCAGAAGCCTGAACAACTCCAGCCCGAGTTGATGATAATTGGTTTACTTCTGTTTCTGTTAAAAAATTTGTAACATTTGAATTTTTAATAATTCCATTTCTAGATGCTTGTTTTGCTAAGTCATTACTAATTCCTGCAGCACCTATAGATGTTGCGGGTATTGTAGGATTAATTTCTGTTGTAAATAAATATTGAGATTGCATTTCTATTCCACGAACATTGTTTTTATCAGACCAATAGGGATTTATTCCTGCAAAATGAGAAGTTACTTGAGTTCCAAACTGACCACGACCGTGTTCATAAACTTCTCCTGCCTGCAACCTTGTTATAGAACCAATTGACTCGTAATATGGTGTTGAAAAAATACGAATAAGACCAGTTCGATATATTTTTCCGTTAAAAGGAAGGGCTGCAAAATATTTTTGATACTCTTGGTTATTAGAAATGTATACGTTTCCAACTCCAGTAATACTGTATTGTACGGCATCATACCTTATAATTTCTCCGTTTGAATAAAAATATCCCTGATTTCTTGACAAATAATATACGTTTTCTCCAATGTCAATTGTATTATTAATAATTGAATTACCAAAAACAGTTGGTAATTCGTTAGATAAATCTGAGTTTAATGGCATTGCTGCTAAAATATAGTTTCCATTTTCACTTATTTTTTCATTTATTGTTTTTAACGGCTCGACGTTAGCAACTTCCCAAAGCAAGGTTGGTTTATAAATCCAAGTTTTTTCTTCTTCAAGAACGTTTGCTTGGTTAACAGATCCATAAGATCTTTGAATATACCTTGTTGTATAATTTATTTTGCCATCATTAAATATTGTTTTATCTTCAGCAGTTATTGCAATAATGTTTGGGATATTTGATGTTGTTTGATTTTCAATAATGCCAGAAACTGACTGATTATTGTTTCCAAGCAACTGGATATCTGCACTTCTTTGAAGTTCTGTTGGCATTAAGTAGTCTTTGCTCATTACAATAAAATTGTTATATTCATCAAAAAACATTGATGTTTGTGTTGCTACTGCAAGTTGATTTAAAACTTCAGCAACATTCTGATCTGGTGCTATAAATAAATAAGGAATTATGGGGTCTTGCTCGTTGTCAACTCTTTTAAAAGAATAATTAGCAAATCCAATATAATCTAGCAATAAACAAATAGCATAACTAAGTGATACATTTGTAACAAGCATTCTTGGTGCTGGCATAGACTCTAAAAAGAAATAAAAATCTCTTAACTCTAAAGATAAAATACCTCCAGTTACATCAGACTGGGGCATGCCCTCTGAGTACAAGGTTTTTATAGGTACGCAATAGTCATAGTTTTCTACATTAAGAATTTTTTCATAAAAAGTAAACTTAATATTTTTTCTTAAATAGTTGCTAATAATACTATTTGTGTTAATTGGATTAAACGCTTGCTCTGCATCAAAAATAGAAATAGATCCAGTAGATGCTAAAAGTTGTCCAACTGGCAAAGCGGTGTTTCCAAGATCTGAAAGAGATTTTTTTATGTTGTAACTTATAACTTCATCAGAAATATCAACAACTAGTCTTGGAGACATTTCAATTAAATCAAAGGTTGAATCTTTTTTATTCATTATTTCTGCAACAATTCTAATACCACGAATGTATGCAAACTCCCTGTATCTAGACTCTCCACTTGTTGGATCTACAAAAAATCCTGGCGATACAAGATCTTTTACAAAATTAGTTTTTGGATTTATGGACTCAGATCCAATTGTCCATCCGTAGGTAGGAGTAAATGTTTCATAGGCCTGACTTGTACTATTCCAGACATGATATGTTCCTATACCGTTGCTTGTTTCTAAAACAAGATAAGCGTAGCCGTTTATTGAAGATTCAGGAAGCAAGGTAGTTGAAGAATACGTCTCTGCAAAAACAAAAGTATCGGCATACTCACTTGGAATTATTAACCCATACTCTAGTTCTACATATCCGTCTGATCCAATTATAGGGCTACCGTCTGACCTTGTAGAGTTTTCATTAAATGAATATGCATCTACCCAATTATTATTTTTTAAATATTGAACTTTCCATCTTTTAGGAGTAGTCTTGTTTAATTCTCCAAAAAAAGGATCTGCATTTACTGAAGAAAAATTAATAAAATCTTGTAAGTCTACATTGCCAATGTTTGTTTGCATTTTAATTACAATTCTATTTGTTGGTACTTGCTCTTTATAGACCACAAACGGCACAGCATCATCAATGTAATAAGAACCATTTAAAATATTTTTTGCAATACCACGTTCTACATTGTTTTCTTTTCTGTAAGAGTTCCAATATTTAAATTCATCATACCTAGAGGACATGTAGTATCTGGGTCTTTGTGCCATAAACACTCCAGAGTTTGAAAGATATTGATTGCTTCTATCAAAAAACAAAGGCTTGTTAATTCCAGACCTTGGTCTAAATGGTTTTAAACAATCTTCTAATGAGTACAATAGTTTTCTTTTTTGCTCTATTGATGTAAATAGTTGTGGAAGGTTTTGATCATCTACCCCACCATTTATAGATATTTCAGAATCTGTAGCATCTGTGTAGTAATCTCCAGCATCTAGTGAGTCAAAAGATGACGGTAGTGTTTGAAATTTAATCTCATCCCCAGTAGGTCTATATCTATAGTTTCCAACATGAAAAATATTATCTGGCATGTTCATGTTCCATTCAGCAAGAACTAAAGATCTTGTTTGAATTGTTGGAGATGTTTCAAAATGAGTTTTTAATTCTTGACTTACAAACAATTTAAACCTCTTCCAGAGATACCGAAATATTCCAAAGGTCGTGATTTGTTCCGCCACGTTTGACAACGCTGTAGTTAAAATCAGAAAAATAAACTTCTACAATTTGATTGTATTTACCTAGGTGTCCAAAAGATGCATCTGTGGTTTCTCCATCAACTGGAAAATTAGTATATTTATCATATGCTAAATACATCCAAAAAGGACCTTGATGATTTTCATACCAATCTAAAACCTCAACCCCTCCTGCACCACCATCTGCAGTAAACTCTGAACTTGTTCCTTTATTAGGAGATAGTCCAGTTGAAGCAAAATCTGCTTTGTCAGAATATGCACGGGATGGCAAATTATTCCAAGATACACTCATAGTAAGTTTATCTGCAATATGATAAGACCTCATCCTACCATTGATAGTTCTTTCTCGTTTTTCAATTCTTTCTGAGTTAAAGGACATGTCTTCTCTGTTGTGATCTGATAATATTAAAAATTGATTAATACCGCCTGTGGTAAGGCTTGAATTAGCCCCTATTTCTTGTCCAGTTGGCACGTAAAGGCCATTACTCAGGGTTCCCGCATTCTCTGACCATAGAATTGATTGTGGTCTTTGATACCTCTTTCTACCCGAAATATACGCTGAGGTTGCCATTATTTTTGCCCCTTAATTCTTTGATTGTCTATTCGTCTAATTTGTGTCATAACGGTCTTTGCAATATCGTCGGGACTTGAATCAGATTTAACATTAACATTTAGACTATAATTATACACTGAAGACCCTCCGTATGAGCCATCATTTATTTTATTAAGATTATTTACTCCAAATGAATCAACGGCATTTCTACGAACAAC